TTAAACCCATTTGATAAAATATCAACAATATAAGATCCTGAGTAATCCGTCCTTGTTCCATCGCTTTTGTCAGGGCTAAGATAATTGGTAATTACGTTGTAAGGAGACGTAGCGGTATCCATTACATCCCAGTTATTGCCTGAAGAACTTGATTGTTTCCAAAGAATATACCTAGGCCTAAAACCGGTATACACAAACGGCCCATCTGCGCTGCCATTGCCGGTGTAGCTCCCAAAAGAAGAGTACCCGACTACTGGGCTGAAACAATATGCGACGTGATCTCTGCCATCATAAGTCGGTGATGAACCGCCAGACCTGATCGTAAACACGGTGGAGGTAGGTGATGTACTATTCCACAAATTGCTTGCAGTACTTGCTGTTGTCGTGTTCAAGCTTAAATAGTTCCCATTACCAATACTGTTGTGGTAAACAAACCAGTTGTTTGATTGATTGCGTTCTTTGACAATAATTAACTGCGGTGCAACGCCAAGACCGTGCCCCATTGTTTGTGATGTGTTGCTTCCTACGGTATAAGTAACCACGCTAAACCCAGCAGTCGGGTTAGCCCGCACCTGAGAAGTGATGCTGCCATCTGGGTTGGATACGGTTGAGGTGCCTGCGTCCCATGCCCAGCCGACGTAAGTTGCGCTGGTGGTATTCAACTTTGCCAAACTGCCAACAGTAAATGTATTAGTTCCAAACGCAGTTAATCCTGTAGTTTGCGTTGTTTCGGCAGCAGTACTATTGCTAACTAAATCTTTTTGCACATCACGAACTGAGTCATATATTGCATGATCTGTTGCGCCTGAACGACCTTTTAGCCACACAAAATCTGGCGTAAACGCAATGCTGGTAGGTGTACTACTGCCATTTGGAAGTGTAAGACTGGATCCAGTGCCGGTATAAGTAATAACATCAAACACCGTATTAGACTTCGTGACTAATGGGGCTGGCAGGTTCTGTGTGCAGAGTGCTTTGAAGCCTGATGGTGCGGTGTAGGCGAAGGGGCGTTGGCCGAAGTTTGTGTTAAACGAAATAACTGCAACGCTTGAGCTGCCGAAAGCCGGAAACCAAGTTCCGCTAAGTCCTGACGCTGCAGTTCCTTGGCTTACTCCATTCTTGTAATAAACAAGTGTACCGGCAGCAAGGTCAAGGGCAACACCAATGACATCATTGGTTGTATAAGTAGAGCTTGAATACGCACCTGTTGTTCCTCCATTGTTATAAATGCCGCCACCAGCAAACCAAGACCATCCATCAGCATCCCCCCCGCCGGGGTATGTGGCAAGAGAAGAGCTTGCCTTTGAAATTCCGTGGGATGCGTTGCCGCCAAGATGAGTAAATTCCCAATACCACTTTCCCGATGAAACGCCGATAGAGCATCTAGCGGTACGAGAGCCAGTGCTTGATTGAACGTAATCAAGGTTACCGTTTGAAATCGTGCCGTTGTCGGTAAAGCGTTGATCTAGGGGATTGATGGTGCAGTAATTCCCCCGCACCTCGCCGCCCACGCCGGTGTCTGTTTGCGACCCGTTAGTGGGGGAGTCTACGAGGCTGTCGTTGCCAGCACCAGCAGTAACGGATAAATTATTCGGGGTCCAGTTGTTCCCCAGCCCGCTAGTGTCCTTCCCTAGTGTGGTGGCAGTGTTGCTGGAATTATCAGCAAACAATAGATTGAAACCATTGGTGCCATAACTGCCGCTGTAAGCCTTAGGTATCCACTGCCCGGTGGTTGCGTCAGTCTCCGCAAATGATGCCGGGGTAAGTTGCTGGCCGTCGATGAAGTGGATGTTGGCGAGGTAGCCATCGAAATAACGCCCAGGGTAAACTCGGCCAATTCCGTGCTCAACAGCAGAATTTATTGCTAGATCGGTATTTTGAGTTGGATATGAAGTATTTGCAAAAGAAGTAACTCTTGTACCATTGACGTAAAGAATTATTCGGTCAGAAGCTGTTGCATCTGCTGTGTTAACAGCGAACACTAAATGCATCCAAGCAGCAGTGTCCCTAAATACCTGAGCGGTGTTAATGAATTGTATGGTATCAGTTGTGACTGACACCGAATCGCTTGTATTAAGCGTAATGGCAAAATAATCATAACCTGATCCGTTATTAACGCCAAACAATGTTTGGAGGGTTCCAATTTGACTCCGCTTCACCCACGCGGCCCAGGTCCAGGTCTTTCTATTGGATGCAGTGCCGACGACTCTAGACAAGTAGGCACTGTCACTAGCATTGAAGCGGAGGGATCTACTCACCTGGAGTCCGCCAGCAGCGGCAGCAGATTTCAGCAGTAAAGGATTAACAGAACCTGGAACAATCATGAGACGGTGTTGGTAAGCAGTTGGGCGGTAATGCGACTAGAAGATTCGACGTAATAAGCAATCACGTTTACGCTGCTAAGCGTGGTACTCACGCTGGGCGCACCACCTTGGAACTTCCAGTTACCTCCATAGGCAACGGTGGCCGCAGTGCCGCTGTTTTGAGTGATTGTCACAACACCAGACTGGCCAGCAGTTTGATTGCTTGGATTAGCAAGCGTTACCGCCCCACCTGCGGGCAAGCTAAGGCTGAAATTATTGGCAGTGGCAAGATCAAGTGTTGTGGTGCCAGCAGATACAGCGCCCAATGCTGATACCGTCCCCCGCTGAGCAACGGTGAACGACTGCACTACGCCAAGGCCAGCCAGCGTGGTAGTGGCATCTGGCAGCGTAAATGTGCGGTTGGCTGTTAATGTTGTTGGTGTGATAGTAGCCTTTAGGCTTGTAGTGCCGCCCGCTCTTCCTATCAGTTCAACACCATCTTGAGTGGCAGCAGCGCGAGTAAGCAGACCTGCCGCACCAGTTACTGATAATGATGTACCGGTAGCAGCACCAATTACAGGAGTTACTAAAGTTGGTGAGGTAGCAAATACACTGGAACCAGTCCCCGTTTCATCAGTTAATAAGGCAGCAAAGTTGGCACTTGATGGTGTTGCTAAGAATGTTGCTGCGCCAGTACCAAGTCCTGAAACGCCGGTAGAAATTGGTAAGCCAGTGCAACTTGTCAAGGTGCCGCTAGATGGTGTGCCTAACTCCCCACCGCTCACTAAGTTGCCGGATGCTGTACCTGTTAGTGCTGCCGTAATAGTACCTGCGGTGAAATTGCCTGAAGCATCCCTGGCGACGATTGCCGATAAAGTGTTTAAATTTGTTGCGGTAGTTGCACTATTGCTTACCTTGCTAGCGGTAGCAATGGTGGCCAGCTTGGTGTCTACAATACCAGCGCTGGCGTTGATGTCGGCATTGACAATCGAGGCGTTGCCGCTGACGATGACAGTACCAGTCTCATTGGGCAGTGTGATTGTCCGATCAGCCGTAGGATCGACAACCGCCAGCGTGGTCTCAAAATTGTTTGCTGTAGAGCCTTCAAAGCTCAAACTACCAGCAGTGCCAATCTCTAGATTGCCTGTTACGGTGCCACCAGCAAGGCTTAGCTTTTCGTTGTTTACTTCCTCGATTGCGGCCTGAACGTTATTTGCTGCGATTGTGCCTTCTGGCGTAAATGCAACTTGTGATGCACTAACGCTGGTAAATGTTTGCGATACATCGACTTCTGTCCATTCGATACCAGTCGATAACACAATGTCAGGTGGTGCTAGCGCAACATTGGGTGCGTTGCCGCTAGTAATGGTGCCGCTTTCGCTTACAACTAGGTAGTAGCGGTTATTGGCAGTAGCAGCCGCAGGCAATGGCGAGCCTTCCACCAAGCCAATGGCAGTGCCTTCCGCTGTAACTGACGCAACCTGACCGGTGCCGCCGCCTGCTGAAGCGTCGAACGTGCCAGCGAAAACGATTTCACCAACTGAAATACCAATCGGCTGGAATACGTTGCCATCCCACAGGAATAAGTCGCGGCTTAGCGGATTAAAGAAGAACTGCCCAATTTGGTCGGCAGTTGGCTGTGTGTCGCCAATCTTGGTAATGGCATAATTTGCTAGCTTGGCGCCTGTAACAGTGTTACTAGCAACACGCGCAATATCAAGTGAACCGGTTGTAATCTTGCTGGCATCTAGGTTTGGGATGTCTGTCGCTTCTAGCGTGGCTCCAGCAGTAACTATCCCCTTTGTCGTGACTGTAACTTTTGGATAGGAGCCAGCGGTAAGGCCTGCCTGTGTTGCCAGCGAAATGGTGCCGGTGCTAACGGCAAAATCACTGCCGACGATCACACCGCCTAGGGCGCTAGAGGTGGCAGCCGTAACTGATAGTGCACCAGCGCCACTGACCGAGGTACCCGTGCCGGGGCTAACAGTGCCTGGCACTCCAGCAGATGCCAACGGCAGATCAGCCGATACCAGCGCCACTGCACCAGTGACATGGCCCTGCGCGTCAATTGTTATGCCGCTGGTGGTGCCAGCGGTGACGGAGTTGCTGTGGTTGAGTACGCCACCGCCGGTAACGGATAGGCCAGTTCCAACGGATACACCACCAACAACTGACGAAGTGGCCAGTGGAATATCAGCAGCAGCAAGCGTGGCTCCTACGGTGACGTGGCCCCTAACGTCCACCGTCACCTTGGTGTAGGTGCCTGCTGTTGCGCCGCTGGTGGCGTGCTCTAGTGAGCCGGTGGCGCCATTACGGAGAATTGGGCTAGTAGGCGCTACAAGCCCTAAGTTGCCGCTCGATACGGCTAGGCCGCCCGTGGCTGGGATCGTGCTGGTGTTTAATTTGCTGGCAGTTACCGTGCCATCCGTCAGGTTAGTGCCGCTGATGCCGCTGAGATTTACCTTGGCAACAGGGATCGAGGCGTCGTCGATCAGCGTGACGGCCTTTTGCGTAAACGCTTTGGCGGTAATCTTTTTGGTTTCGCTGGCAGCAAGACTTGCTACGGCCAGCGGGTCGGTCGCCGCTAGATCCGCCCCAGCTAATACGGGGAGTTCTGTGATCTTGAGGTCTGCCATCAGTCGCTATCCTCCAGGATCAAGAATCCACTGCTGTCCTGTAGTTTGATTCTACTGCCGGACTCCTGCAGTAGATAACTTGGCGTTACCGTGGCAACTCTCAACTTGATCTCGCCAGTAGTGACAAACCGGATGGTCGAGCGCATTGCGTCATTGCTATCGCAACTGATCCCGGCTTGGGTCACGATACCGGTAATCTCATGCCAGACCGAATCGTTACTGGCGTCTGATCCTTGGCCGTAGCCGCTGCCGATGATGTACAGCTTGGCAGTAAATTCAGCGCCAAACTGCTGCCGCAACAGCAAATTATGCAGGTAGATCGGTAGTTCGGCTGATTCCGGATACCGTGAACTGCTGGCATAGCGGTAATCAAACAGGCAATCAAACTGGCCGCTGCCAGTGATCATGGTGCTGTATTGGTTGCGAAATTCGTCGCCAAGGCTAGAGGTGTCAACGGTTTCGCGGTCAGTTGTTAGCTCATAGCTCACCACCTGCCCTAGTGTTCTGGGCACCGTATTGGCCACTGAGCAACTGATCGGGATGGTGCGCGAAATCGTGGCTAGCGACACGCGGCCTGTGGATTCACCGGCTACCGCATCGGTAAAGGTGCGATACAGCCTGATGCTGCCTACCTGATCGACATTGATGTACCAATTGCCAAAGGGGTGCTGGGCGGCGTCGTCCCAGCCGCTGGCGGCGACAAAGCTAAGGTCTGTGCCGTCTGTAGTACGAAATTCAACAAAGTCACCCGTCATCAAGGTGCCTATTTGGAAGTTAAAGGAAAATGCACCCTTGGACGTATTAACGTAAGCATTCACCATATCGCCCTGCAGGGCATTGGCAACACCGCTGCGGATCAGCTCAACATGACCGGCATTACCCAAGTAAACCGCCATTACAAGCTCACCCCAGTGACTGCCCCAGTAAATTGGAACTGGACTGTGGCTTGCATTACCTCACCAACTGCGCAGTTAAGCTCGCCGCTAGTGATGATCACATTACCTTGTACGTATTTGCTGCCCCAGCCAAGCTTGAGTGATAAAATATCAGATTCACTAACGGCGCTTGTGCCGATGATCCGCTCCAGCAACGGCTTGGGAGCATCGTCATAGTAAAAAATGGTGGCTGATCCAGTGGCCTGCCGCAATCCTGGCACGTAGGAACGCTCGGAGTCGCTGATTGCTGTGGTTTCTAGCGTGTCAACGCTGCTGGAGAAGCTCCAGTTACTGACCTTGGCAACGCTGTTGCCGTTATAGGTCAGGGTGCCGTTTTTTCCGCTGTAATAGGTCATGAGTCAAGCACCCCGACTAATTTTACCGTAAC